TTATAAACTTCTGATAGTGTTTTCTTATTTACAGTAACTGTTACAGTTTTCACTTAATACTCTTTCTGTGTCCTACCACATTGTTTACAAATACTCTTATCAACCTTGATACATCTACCTCTTGTTCTTTAAGAGTCTTTGGGTTCTTAAATAAAACTTTACTATCGTTTACTTTTAAAATGTGTTGACCATCTACAATCACAGCATCGTCTGTGTGTTTACGCCAATCGTGTGAGCTATATTCTGCCATTATTTACCTCTCTTAAAAAAGTTTTTAATATCTTCAATTAAACTACCTAATACTAAACACACGTACATATACACTTCTTTACTTGATGTAATTAGTACAGCAGCCATTGCGATCAATAATAATAATATAAACCAATCTAACATCATTACTTACCTCTTGCTAAGTCTGCTTCTAATTGTATTTGTGTATCAACTACATCTGGCATTACTTCATCAGCAGATGTATCAATTTCTACATATCCCTCTTCTTTAGCGTGAGGATCTGATAAATCATAAAGCACTTTACCCATATATTCTGTTTTACCACTATCACTATAATTGGCATCTACCATATAAGTTTCAACACCTTCTTTTTGAGTAGTAATTTCGTGGTTGATTTGTGAGTGATCTATACCACCAAAGTCCATAAATTTATGATCTGCTTCTGCTTTGTTTTCAGCGAGCACTTCTTGTTCTATTACCAAAGTGTAATAAGTTTTTTGTCTGTACAGATTTTTATTAACGTCTTTATCTGTAAACGTAATGTTTGTATCAATCGCCATATTAGTCCTCCTTCTTATTTGCTTCTATTGCGTCTTGTTCCATTTGATCTACATACTCTTGGTCTTCACTACTCATCAATAAAACAATATAGTGAATTGCTTTTAATAAGTCTTTTCTGTTGTGACCATTTTTTTTACCATATCTACATAGATATTTGATAGCATTTGCTTGACAGAAATCTTTGTCAATACCAAGTTGTTTTATCATATCCATAACTTGGAAACCATCTTGTGTTGTAGAATAGTGTTGATCGTATGTATTACCAATATATTCTTTTATCTCATTTAATATTTCGTCTTCTCTATATTTCATTAATGTATACCTCTTTCTTCTTCAATTCTTTTTTTAATAGGATTTTTTTTGTATGTTAATTTAGGGTTAAAGTCTTTTCTAAATGATTGTCTTGTATCGTAAGATTGACCATAATCAGTAAACATTTTTTTATCACCCGCAGCGGTATCACCAAATACATCTTCATAAGTTGTATAGTATTTGTCTTCATCAATTAGTTCAACTCTTGTACAATTAGCAAAGTTAGTTGCAGTTTCTTTATAGTTCCAATCACAATGTTTTAAAATCTTCAATTTCATTTTTTGATTGTCAAATTTTGATCTATACTTTTCAGGTACATTTCTGTATATAGTTTCATAGTGATAAAAGAAATCACCTTGATGTTCAGGATCCATATACTCTCGTAAATAACAAACGTTAAAAGTTTTACTCATTAAGCAATCTCCATATCAATTACTTCATCAATATTGTTCTCATCTATACCAACCATATTAAGATTATCAATCTCTAATATTTTTGATTTACAAGTATCTAAATCAATTTGACCGTCTTTCATTTTATTGATAAACTTATCAACTTGATTTTCTACTGAAGTTTCTATATATTGTTTTATTTTAGACATAGTGTTTTTCTCCTTTGTTATACATTATTATATCAAAAATTTGTAATAAAGTCAAGTAATTTCTTCTTCTTGCTTCTTTAATTCTTTGTTTTAATGTTTTCATACTATTATAATATCAGGTCTATCATAATAGTCAAGGACTAATTTGCGTTGATTTTACTAGTGTTTTTGAGATAAATGTTCTTGGTTTGTTCTAAAACCAGAGATTTTTGACCCATTCTTGGTCCGAATCGTGTGGATTTGGGTATCCGTGAAATACACATACCTTGGCATTTGGGTCTTGTTCATATGTCATCTTTGATATATGGTATCTTTTACCTTCTCTATTAAACCACTTATATGATTGTGTCCACGAATCAGGAAATGATATAGTATCTTTGTGTGTCTTAATTAAATCTGTTATAATGTTTTGATCGCCAGCGTGCTTTCTAAAGTCGCCTCGTCTTTTCATATACTCTTTCCATATTAAATCACTTGTTGTATTATTATTAAACTTCATAATACTAGAATTAAATTGACCAGTGGTTGGATTAAAGTCATTCATACCTACAAAGTTGTGATCTTTTCCATAAGTAAACATATCATCTATGTTCTTCATAATTACAACATCTAAATCCATATATAAAGTATTACCATCAAGTTTACTATCAGGACTAAACAGTTGTAGTTTATTAAACCAACCATCAAAGTCGTGTCTAGTAAATTCTCTAAATTCTATTTGTGTATGTTTTAATTTTCTTCTAATGATAGTATTATCTGTAAAACAAATAAACTTATGTTCAAGTGTTGTGTTTCGTTGTACCATATTATACAACTTTTCAACATACTCTATCTGATATTTGTCACCGTAATATACACACGCAAAATTCATATCACTAACCAATTATAAGTTGCTCTCATACTCATCATTAAATACATTAACTCCATTAATGTTCTTGCCCAATCTCTATCTTTATAACCAAAGTAAACCCACATCACGCAAGATACCACACTTAAAGACCAACCAACCCATTGTGTTGCAATGTTTGCACTTGATAATATAAAGACACTCATCATAGCCAAACCAAAGCCAATCCATCTGGCACCATTGATGTTTTTATAATATCTAATTTTCATTTTGGATTTTAAGAGTTTCATACGCAGTTCCGTTCTCTATCTCTTGGATAGTAAATTGATTTTCAACTACATACTTTAACCATTCGTCTATTGTTTTTCTTCCAGGTCTAAATGGTTTCTCTACAAACTTTGGACTACGAGATGATATTGGTGCCGCAATGTTTTTACCCGCAGCGATTACTGGTACTCTATTTAATATAGCATCTATTGCTGATAAACTCATATTAGTAACTAAACAATGACAGTCTATTAAATCATCTTTTATATCTGTATTCCACCATTCATTATTTGGTCTTGGTTTGTTTCTTACTCGTATCTCTCTATCTGTGTATTTCTTTAATTCTTCTGTTACCATATAAATCCATTGATCTTGGTTTATACCATTTGTATGAAAGGTAACAGTTTGTGATGATGGCGCAACAAGTATATGTTTTGTTTCGCCTGTGTACCAACCCTTAAACTCTACATCTATTCCTTTATTTTTTAATTCATTTAATCGTTGTCCATTGCCGACTTTACCTCTTGTAGTATGAATACCACCTTTGATTATTCTAAAGTATGTTTTATCAAAGTCGTGTATCTTTGGTTCTGGATAACGAGTGATTTGTTGTGTCAAGTAACCAACATCTACAAACCACCATTCTTCTCCTCGCTCCGTAACTTCTCTAATCTCTTGTATATTACTTCCACCTAAACCCCAAAAAAAGTGTATAGGTTTATCTTCATCTTTCCAACCCTTTTCAATCGCAGGCCAGATTTGATGAGATAAACATTTGTCCCATTTAAGTTTGTGTGTTATAATCATATTGTAAATAAAAAATCACCATCTGTTATTTCTGGTATCTTTGTTGCCTCCACACCTTCTGCAATTGATCTTACTGGTTTTAAACCTTGACCTTTGTGATTATAAAAACATCTATAATCTCTAACAAAGAAAAATTCAAATGTAGTTTCTACGTGGTACTTGTTAAATTTAGCATATATCTCTACCATACAAGTTGGTTTATATTCTAATATTGTATTTACTGCACCTTTTAAAACATCTAACTCTATACCTTCTACGTCTATCTTCATAAACCCTACATCTTTAATTTTCATACTATCTATTGTAACAGTATCTACTTCTATCATTGGACCATCAACTAGATTTTGAAAACCTGAATTAGATAATCTTTTATCATCTACATAGAAACCTGAT